ATTTTACCACAACTGCGTCAATTTGTTTAATTTCTGTGACGGCAGAGACAATATCGGGATCAACCAACTCCCTAACCAGCTTAGGGCTAATCTGAGCGCGGTCATAGTGCTGGACTTCTGCTATGAACTTTGTGCCTTGATACTTACCAACTCCCCGCGCGATCAGGTCAGCTTTCATTCTACGAGCTGTGGATTCAAGGGCTTTGATCTGCTGATCAATCGCACCCAATTCGTCAACAAGGGTATCAGCATTAAAAAAATCGTCTATTTGTTTAAGGGTTAATTCAGTTAGCATGGACTTCTCCTAAGTATTCAGTATTGGTTTCGATGTCATTAGCGCCCATTGGGTCAACTAATTCTTGGTTATACATATCCCACACCATCTCTTCAGCCTCTTCCCTACTACTAGCCTCGACTGTCACGCGGGTGTTGAACTTGGTATAAAGATCAAATTGATATTTCATGCTTTCTCCAATTCAATAATAATTTCTGCATCATCATCTTCACTTACATATTCGCGATACTCAGCCATTAGTTCTTTATCGGTCATGTTGTCATAACCTTTGAAACCAATGCGACAAAGCATCCAACGATATTCCGCATCGGTTTCCATAAAATCAAACATAGAGCCTGTGAGGTGCTCGATCATGGTTTCGCGATCAATCTTAATAATTTCAGTCATATTATTTCTCCAAGTGAATTACTAAATCAACTTTCATTTTATCTAGGTTGTTATCTACCAACCATAGAATCATCTCATCTACATTTTTAAAACTAATAGTGTGCGTCATATTATTCCCAATCATCAACTGAAACTGCAACTTGCTGGATATCACAATTAGGCTTGCGAGAACGGGCTATCTTAACCGCCTCTTTAGCACTACCAGCTTGGACTTCTTCCCAATAGTAATGGATCTCACCTTGTGGGCACAACTCAACAATATAGTAATTGCTCATACATACTCCTTAATTTCGTTATCAATCCATGTGCTAATCACTTCATCAATATCATCCGTCTCAGGTGTAATGATTCCGCTTTCAATAATCTGCTTTGCCAACTCAGCAATATGCCATCTGCTTTCTGCTCTTGGTGAATTGGATAGCACATCGCCAATTTGCCATGCTACTTCTATGGCTATTTCTAGGTGCGTGAAGTTTGTCATAAAACCTCCTTGACAGCTACTGAAAATGCGTTAGCATAAAACTCGAATGAGTCACATTCTTCCTCATCATTCTCAACTAAAACCTCAAGCCCATTATCTTTTTTCTCATAGACTTGAAATCTACCATTACTTAATTGATAGATACTAACACCTGATACAAATCGCTTTTCTGTTTTCATACTGTTTCCTTTGGTGGTGTATTAAAACTATTCTTGGTATTTACTCCGAATTCATCATAGGTATCATCTTCACCCAACTCAGGGCGATGATCATCATAGATTTGAAACTCATAGGCATACTCATCACTCGCGCCCGTTCCAACCATCTTAGCCATGCCAATACTATCAACAACTCTTTGGAGCGCATCGCCCAAAGCATCGGGATCATCAGCAGTGATGACTACTTCCAACTTCATGCCATTACCTCTTTTAAAAAACTGGTGGTTAATCATGCTATTTCCTTTCCTGATCTATCAGAATATTATTCCGCATACATTAAAACTTCTTGCTTGAACAACTCAATGGGATAATCTCCATTTATTAAATCTAACAGCAAATCTAAAAACGAATCAGCGTCCATGTTATCTGAGCCAATCCAATCTTTCAACATATCTTTGGTAATCATAATAATTCCTTTCTTGGTTAAACAACAATCACAGTATTGCAAACAATTTACAACTTTTATACTAGGGCAAACCCTAATTTGGTTTTCAATTTGAAACGCATTGAAAAATAACCCCCTCAATTTAGTTTCAAAATTCAATCGTATTGAAACATAACCCCCCTCTTCACATAAGTTAGGAAAAACCCTTAGACCTATGTAAGTAAGCACTCACTTACATAATAGGATAGTAAGCGCTTACTTACTTAGATCAGATTGCCTAAAATTTAGGCAAATCAATTCTAAGCGCATTTATAGGGCTTTAGAGCGCTTTGGCGCTGAAGTGATACCCAAGTATCAAGCAAGCCAAAATAATCGCGCCAAGCCCCTATAATCGAGCCATATTGTCAAAGAGCAAGCAAGCAAAAAGCCCTTGAGATCGCTCTCAATGGGCTCATATACGCGCCAAAACAAAAAGCCAATCACGGAGATTGGCTTTTTGGTTTAGGGCTTACGGGGCTCTAAGTATTGCGACAATGGGCGCAAATTATGTGATTACCCCATCTTTTATTGCGAGAGCAAATTGGGCATCTTAGTTCTTGAGTTGTCATATTGTGAGCCCTTTAAGCGATTGCAAGATCGGAGATGCGATTGAGCGATGGAAAACACTCACGCGCATAAGCATAATCGCTGATGCACTTGATGTAAGTATCCTCATCAATATCACCCCCAATACAAGCATAAGCAATATCAAAGAATGAATCCTCATTGTATCGATCAATAAAATCAAAAATTTGCCCGTATGTGATGTCACTTGCTTTGAAATATCCGATCATCTCGAACTCATCAAAAATGACATCGAGATCGTCATACATTCGCTCATCAGGATCGCGCGGATCGCGCTCTTTTATATTCCCAAGCCATTCCCCATCAAAATAATCAGCGCGAGAATCCCAATAAGCATGAGAATTATATTTATGGCTTTTGGGCGCGTATTGCACGGGCTTTTCTTTGGCTTGCGCTTTGGCATCTTTCGCGCTTTTATTGGGCTTTTTGCTTGCGCTCTTTGATGCGCTCCACGCGTAAGTATTTGAGAGCCATAATCCCGCCCAATAAACCCCCGCATCTTGATTGATCGTGACCATGCGCCCATCGTTATCCATCAGCACGAATTTATTTGATGCGCCAATATGCTCTCCGACAATTTGAGCGAATGATGGGTGCAAAAAGAAATCGGGATTATTCTCAAGCATTGGGCGCAAAAAATCGCGTATATAGTGCCAAGTATCGCTTTTGGTGATGTCTTTGGCATTACCCGTTGATAAAATGCCATTGTGCATGAGCCATAAATCGAGCCCATGCTCTTTTTGGTTTAGCACTTCGTAAGGGTGACAATTCTCAAGATCAAAATTGCCGTGAGTTCTCATTCGTAAATGGAAAGCGCAATTTTTGCCCTTGATATTGGCATGATAAAACTCAATAAAATCATGCGCTGATTTTGGGAGAATTTTCTTGATGACTAATTCCCCATTGATCTCGCTCATCACGCCCACGCCATCAGAATTGAATGAGTAAAAATCGGAGAGCCATTCGTTAGATAATACGGGGCTTGTTTTGGATTGGGTGACTAATAAACACATGGTAGATATCCTTTTAAGTGAGTTGATAAATTTAAACTTCGATTGCTGATGATGCTGATGATTCGATACGGGGATTGGCTTTAACGATTCCCGCTTTAGGCAAATTAAAGCCCTTATCGATAAGATACTTACGCAAAAAGCGCGTATCCTTGCGATTTTCAGGGCGCGATATAAACTCTAAAAAATTGGGTGTTGAGAGTTCATTCGAGCCCATGTCACGGGTAAAAAACCAAGTTGCATAAGTGAACTCTAAGCAAGCCATAATCGTATCGTATTTGAGAGTGCCCTTAAACAATCTAAATTCTATGGTTTTCTCATTCTGAAAATTGAGGGCTTCGTATCGATCAGAATTTAGGTTTTTAAGATAATCGCGCTTTGCTTGGTATCTCCGCGCATCTTTGAGCCAAGATTTATCGCTCTTTTTATCGCGCAATTTTGCGAATGAACTTGCATCTCTCCGCGCAATCGCTTTGATGAGATCGTGATTGGCATCATCATTGATAAAAAATACCATCTTAGCCCCATGCAAAACACTCATGTCCGATTTGCATATATGAATATGCAATCCACAAGTTCGAGTATCGTGGGATTTTGCGCCCCTAAATGGGCTTTTAAAAAACTCTAATTGCTCCCTATGGACATCAAGCCCCGTATATCCCGTGACAATCTCAAAACCATAATCGAGAGAGCCATCACTCTCCGCGCAAGCATATAAATGCCCTTTATGATTGCCAATCGCATCGAGCAAAACTTCAGCGCGATCTGATCGTGAATAGTTGTCCTCATTGATCTCCATCTCTAATTCTAATCCTAGATATATGGGCTTTTTGCGCTGATCGAACTCACTAGGAATATGTCCCAATTTGCGCTTACTTGAGTGATAAGAGCCGATTGGGTAATCGTCCTCATTGTCCTCATCATCATAATCATCATCAGCATCATCAAAAGTGACATAAGTATCGCGTGATTCGCTATATGTATATCCATCGTTGATGCACGATTCGCAAATACATTGATCGTGATAAGCCCATTGAAAATTATTCTCAAAATCAATGCGATTGCAATCATCACATTCCCGAAAATAATCTCCAAACATATCTTCCAAAACTTCGCGTAAATCAAAAGTATTGCGAGCCCATCGGAATTGCGCCCCATTGATTATTTCAAGGGCTTCAGAATCATCATCAGTTGATTTGCATTGAGCCAATGATTCTCCCAATACTTTTAATTGAGTTCGCATCTCATTAAATCCCCGTGATGCAAATACATTCCTATTCCATCGATCAGATCGATATAAATACCCGCGAATATTGTCCTGCATATATAAGCGCATGGATTGAGCCCATGTATCATCGCGCAATTTATCCGTTGAATACTTCAGTAGATTGCTCATTCTGTTAAATCCTTTCAATAAGTGATTGCGAGAACTATTCCCGCTCCCCGATTGTAAGCGCATAAATATGACATTTTGGTGTCATTGATCTAGGTGTTTACCCTTGCTCCCCATTGTGGGATATTGGGGGAGATCGTGGGATTTATGGGGGAGCGATTGCCCGATTGATTGCGCTATTCGCGCCCCATCTTCAATGTGACCATCGCGCGCGCATTGAACTGTAAGCCCCCTATCGCGCCCATCGCGCCCATATTGGCATCACGGCAATATGAGAGCCCCATCTCATGCCCTCATCGCTTATGAGCCCTCTATGCCCGTGCACCAACTTGGTGCATTGGGGGAGAGCCCTTGATGGCTCGCGCCCACAATGTAAGTGAGCGCTCACTTCGCGCCCATATACCCATGATGGCAATATGGTTATTGATGTAAGTAAGCGCTTACTCACTTAGGGGTGCTTTTTATATTGCGATGCACCAAATTAGCAGACCCCCCTAGGTGGGTGGGAGGGCCCCACATAGATTGACAGCCCGTTTATTTTTTGTAGTTTGCACAAAACCTTTACCTGCAAAATTTTTTTTTGAAAAATTACAGGAAAAAGCATTTCATAATGTGGGAACCCTGACTACTGTTGCTTTAAGTATTGCTCGTAAGTCCTTGATAGTTCGTTGAGGGTGCGCTTGTAAGTCCTTGATTGTCACAGTAGTCATAGTAGTCACCCTTTATTCTTATTATTTTATTATTTTAAAAAAGAAAAAGATTTATCTTGGGGTAAAAGTGAAATAGACCCTGACTACTGTGACTACTATGACAATTTTTAGTTTATTTTTTGGATTGGGACGGAAATTGCTATAATTTTGCATTAGTTAGATTATGAGTAAATACGTATACCAAATCCAAGGTGCTCTAGAAAGCGAAGACGGTGTTCTTCGTGGCTTGAGGGTTTTGGTTTGCGACCTCTATAACTTCGATTCTGTTGATGTGCCCATCGCTGTATTGGATAAAGAAACCCGCGCGTACCTTAAATACCGCTTAATGGTGACTGAAGCCATCAATATCCAGCGATTGCCCATCAGAATCCAAAACAACATACGAGCGCCGTTAGGGCGCTGGCTGGACCGATGGGTCCTTGATAATTTCCATGGCGATTCTAGCGAACGAAAAAGTATTAACCCTTGATTATTGGAAGTATGCGCATACTTTGTCTGAAGGCGATTACGTCTTTAACCGTGAAGGCAAGCTAGTACGCATTAAACTCATCCAAAAATACCGAGCCAATGACTGCTATCAGGTTGTCTTTAACGACCATCTCACGGTTTCGGGTGACAAAAATCTACGTTTCCCCCTAGAAAATACTAAATACCGCAAACGCCTAAACGAATACAAAGGCAAACGCCAGTTTTTGCGCCCGTTAAAAGATACCAAGCTGGAAGACTTACTGACTGCCAGCCTTAGGAACAACAATAACCGTTTGGCTTTCTCGGTTCCATCTGCAAAACCCTTGGAACTACCGACCCAGACGTTGCCAGTTCCACCGTTTATCTTCGGGTTTTGGTTTTTTAATCGCCGTTCTACCAAAAAGTTAGCCGCGCCCCGTGGCAAATGGGAAGAAGTCGAGCGCCAGTTCAAAGAACATGGCTACAAGATTACGGTTGGCAAAAAGATTAACACTGGCGAGCGGGAGTTTTCTGTTTATCCGTCCATTGAGTCCCAACTCATGCCAGATATCCCGTGGCAGATCCCAAACAACTATCTGCTAGGATCAAACGAACAGCGTCTTGAGTTGTTGCGCGGAATATTACACGCAAAACATCGACAGTATTCTGTAAAGCGTGACCGATTTAGATTTACCTCACAGCATCAGCGCATTTTTAACCAAGTGCAGTTTCTTGTGGAATCACTCGGTCACAAAACAACCTGCATGTTTGATGAGACCAAAGAATATTACACAATATCATTCAAATCTAGGTTAAAATTACTAGATGAACAAGTATCACCACCACTAAAAGTGCACAACGACAGGCGGTATATAAAACAAATTGAACCCATGGGCGAACAGTTATGCGTCCACATTGAAACAGAAGGAGCTGATAATAGCTTCTTGGTAGGAGCCGGTTTTATTTCATGTCTTTAACAGCAAAACAAGAACTCGAACTGAAAAAGTTTGCCGCCGCACGACAGCATTGGCCCAAAGCCGAGCTTGATGCAGCCATCTGGCGCATCCGTTGGCACCTACAAGCACTACCACACCAAAAAGAACCAGAAGATGGAGAATATGACACGTTTCTTATGCTCGCGGGCCGGGGATCTGGCAAGACGCACACTGCTAGTCATTGGATTGGTATTAGGGCTTGGGTCTACAGCGGAACCCGCTGGCTTGTCACAGCTCCTACATCAAATGACATCCGAGCAACCTGCTTCGAAGGAGACTCCGGACTCCTCAACATCATCCCCAAGTCACTCATCAGGGACTACAACAAGTCCCTCTTCGAAATCACCCTTACCAACGGCTCCCTCATCCAAGGCATCCCCGCCTCAGAACCAGAACGGTACCGCGGTAAGCAATTCCATGGAGCATGGTTCGACGAGCTCTGCGCATTCGAATACCTCGACGACGCGTACGACGGTGTGCAGTTCACGTTGCGTCTTAGAGACCCACGGATCGAGCGCGTCCAACAAATTATCACCACAACACCTAAACCAAAAGAATTAATTGTCGACCTTGCCGAAGGTAAAATCGGTGGTGATGTGTACATGGTTAACGCTAGTTCGTATGATAACCGGCAAAACCTTTCTGAAACATTTTTCAAACAGCTAGAAACTTACGACGGCACTGACATTGGTCGTCAGGAGATCTATGGTGAGATCCTTGACCCCGAGCAGGCTGGTATCATCAAACGCAGACAGTTCCGCATGTGGCCAGCTGACAAGCCCACCCCTGACCTTGAGTATGTCATCGCGTCATACGACCCAGCTACCAGTGAAAAAACCACCAACGACCCAACGGCTTGCACAGTATGGGGTGTGTTTGAGACCACCGACATTGGTGTGGGCATCATACTCTTGGATGCTTGGGACGGGCACTTAGCTTACCCAGAGTTGCGCCGTAAAGTAATCGACGATTTTAAAGAAGTAGTCTATGGTGCGGATAATGACTTTGCTAAAGGACGTAAAGCAGACATGGTGCTGATGGAAGATAAGTCCGCTGGTATCTCATTGATCCAAGAGTTGCAGGGTTCTGGTATTGATGTGCGTGGTTATAACCCCGGTCGTGCCGATAAAGTGCAGCGTATCAACATTGTTGCGCCCCTAATTGCCAAAGGTAAAGTCTGGATACCAGAAGACCCCAAGATCAAAGGCGAGTTTGCAGACTGGGCTAAACGGTTCCTCAGGCAAGTGTGTTCGTTCCCAGAAGGCGGTGGTCATGATGACTATGTGGACTCTTTGTCACAAGCCCTGCGTGTTTTGCGCGACACCGGTTGGATTCAGCTTGATCCACTACCAGCGCGCGATTATTCCTATGCCGATGATGATTTCCGTAAACGATCTGCAAATCCTTATGCCCAGTAGGGCGGAAACCTTCGTTTATTTGCATTAGTATTAATAGGAACAATTTCCACCCAATTTTATAGAATCTATGGCAAATCCACAGTTAACCATCCAGCAAGGCGGCAATCTTCCCGGTTTAGACCGTGATGAGGATATTAAAGATGACGCTGAGCAAGAATCGCAAAAGGAAGAGTTTGAGCAAGAGCTCGGCTTAGATCCAGAAGATGTGGATCAAGAAGTCATCGAGTTAGATGATGGGTCGGTTGTTGTCAACTTCAAACCCAAAGAAGGTCCACAAAAGAATCCTGAGTTTTATGAAAACTTGGCAGAGACCTTTGATGAAGATGTTCTGATTACATTGGCTTACGAATATCTTGACTACATTGATGTAGACAAAGAAGCCCGTAAGCAACGCGATAAACAATACGAAGAAGGTCTACGCCGCACTGGATTAGGCAAAGACGCACCGGGTGGTGCCGTGTTTGATGGCGCATCCAAAGTGGTGCACCCTGTCATGGCAGAAGCCTGCGTTGACTTTGCTGCTTCTTCTGCAAAAGAATTATTACCCCCTGAAGGTTTGGTTAAGACCAACATCAAGGGCACTG